GCGGGACATGCCCTCAACGTCCTTGCCGTTTGCGGTGGCGAACGCGGCCCAAGCGTCGAGTCCTGCGTTGCCCTTCGGCATCTCGCCAACCGTTTCGGCGGGCTCGGGTGTGGTCTCGGTGACGGGTGTCACTTCTGCCACTTCGACGGGCTCGGCAGGTGCCTCTTCAGCGCCCTCGGGCTCGGGTGTGGTCTCGGTGACGTATCGGGCGTGCCCGCCGTCCACAAGCCCGGATGCAACGATGTCTTCAACATCGAGGATCAGCCCGCTGGGGCCGATGATCTTTGCCATGATTCCTTCTCTCCGAGTGAGCGGGGAGGGCCGGCATGCGACCCTCCCCGTTTGCGTCAGGACGCGGTGAAAACGCGGATGCCGGTCGCGCGGACGACCTTGCCGCCGTACACGTGCAGGCCGCGAACACGATCAGCGATCGAGTCGTTGTCACGCATGCGCTCGATCGAGTCGAGCTGCGACACGTACGCGGCAGCATTGCGGTGGAACGCGATGAAGCGCGGCTTACTGGACGAGTCCGGGATGGACAGCGCCGACACGGTGCGGAAGCCGAGCACGTTGCCGATGGTCGCGTTGCGGAGACCGTTCGCATCACCAGAGGTGTCGAAACCGGTGATCTTCGACGCGGCCGTGAGCAGCAGCGCCTCAAATTCCGGGTTGACCGCCAGGACACGGTTCGCGGCAGGGACCTTCGCCTTCTGCAGTTCCTTGCGTGCCTGGACGATCTGATCCCACGCCTGATCACCGGTCGTGACCGCCGCAGCAGTCATGGCCGTGCCGTTGGTGGCGAGCAGAGCGGCGAGGAACGCGTCCGAGTCCGCAGCGAGCGCGTCGCCGGCCGCGTCCGTGTAGTGGCGGACCTGCACGATGCCACCAGACTGCACAGCATCGATGTCCTGCACCTTGAAGTCGAACGCCTTCTCCTGGTCGATGAGGAGATCCACACCGGTATCGGTGACGTCATCCGCCTTCGTGGTGCGGGGAATGGGCTGCGGGTCCTCAGGGTCGTTGTCCGACACCGCGCCCGTCTTGTAGTTCTTGATCGTCGGGGCGACGACACCAGTCAGGTGCACGACGTTGCCACGGCGGGCAACACCCTCGTACTCGCGGGACACGAGCTGCGGGAAAACCGCCTCCGCCTCCCAACGGTCGAGGATCTCATCAGCCCATACCTCGGGGATTCCATTTGCGAGAGCCATGATGGCGCTCCTTTCGTGTTATTTGGCCCCGAGAATCAGGTTGACGCGGCCCTCATCACGGGCCTTGCGTCGCTCTTCTCGGGACAATGCGTTGTATTCGTTCTGTGTCAGCTGCCCGGGCTTGGCCTGGGGTTTCGCGGACTGGTTGACGTTCCCGAACTGCCTCTTGCCCGTCGCGGCAAGGTGGGGTTTCCGGGTGAGAAGGTCGGTGATCGCGTCCTCGATTGCGGATGCGTCCACGTCGCCGTTCTCGTCTACGTCGAATTCGCTGAGGTCAAGGAATGCGACCGCATCGGCAGGATCTGCGAGCTTTCCTGCTGCCGCCGCACGGATCTCGCTGCGGAGAATCCGGGTGTTCGACTTCTGGGTTGCTTCCGCTGTGGCTTCGCGCCGCACACGGTCCAACTCCTGCTCATCGGTCGGCTTGTCCTTCGCCGCGATCTGCGCCTTCAGGGCGGCAAGCTCGGCTTTCGCCTCGCGGGCTTCACGCTTCGCGGTACGTGCCGCGGCGCGCTCGGTCGCGAGAGCCTTCTTGCCAGGTTCACCAAGGGTTTCCTCGGTTTCCTCGGCATCGGTCGTCTCTTCGACTTCCTCAGCAGTTGTCTCTACGTCAGTCGTCTCGTCCGTCGCGTCGGTGACGTCATCAGTCATGGGGAATCGCTCCTCAAAATGGGCATGAAAAAAGCCCCCACGGTTGTGGAGGCCCTGTTGTGCCCCATTTGAGGGGCTGTCCCGCGTCGCGCGGTCGTCCCCGGCGCCGGGCCGGGAAAGTCTTGGTTGGTCAGATGATGTACCCGTACCGCTTCAGCAGTTCGCGGATACGCTCGGGAGACTCGGACGTTGTCATTTTCATGACGGATTCAGGCATCAAGCGGAGGGTGTTCGAGCGTCGGTAGCGTTCGTCGCCCACTTTGACGAGCTCAGAGCGTCCACGCCCCCACGCACCTCGAGCTGTCGTCCCTTCGAGAGTCGCGTACACCTGCAACGGTGAACCGTCAGGGCGAACGCCGATCGTGACCGGGCGGAGCCGGGATCGGCTGTACGAGCCGTCCGCACGCAGCGTGGACGTCTTATACGCACCCCGCCGTGCGTTTACGACCTTGATCGGGTCAGCACCATTGCGGATCGCCCATGCGCCGGACTTCGTGAACACCCGGTCCTGTTCCACCTCAGTCATGGATTCGAAGTAGTCGGACGGGTGCTGGAAGAACCCTTCAGGCGTTTCGTTGTCACGCAAAGGCATGGAGAAGCATCGGCATTCGGGGTGACGTTCGAAATCTGTCCTGTACCCCTTGACCCCGGCGAGGATCGCACATCGGGAGCACGCGCCCGGCGACACAACCCGCACCGAGTACAGGGCACCGTTCGCGACAGCCAACGTATTGTCGGCGGATCTCCCTGCGTCCCGAATCGTGTTCGCGGCGAGGATCGACATCAGCGCGGTTCCGGCCTGGAACGCCGCCCCGACGCCCACGCCAGCGCCAATAAGGCGCTTCGTGTGCGTGACCCCGCTGTACAGCTCTGGGGCGATTTCACGGCCCTCACGGGTCACGCCACTGAATGACTGCGCCGCGAGCGCCGCCGTGCCGCCGACTGTCGATGCGATGTAACCCGTCGCCTGTTGCGCAGCCTCAAGCTGAGCGGACGACACCGCGGCCGCCAATTGTGGCGCACGGGCCGTCCACTCGGACTCAAGACGGGCAGGATCAGCACGAGACCACTCCCGCGCCACCGAAGCGGCGGAGGTCATGGCTATCTCATCGACGGTCGAACGATGCTCCGCAGCGGTATCAAGCAGCCTGCCCATCGGGGACCTCATCAAGTTCGTCCTGCAATGCACCGCGCGCACCCATCGCGAACATCATCGACTGATCCTTCTCGATCATCTTCATGATGCGGGATAGGTCACCGGGGGATACGCCGTCGAGTTCAAGCAGATACTCGGTCGGATAGCCGATCGACTTCTTCTTCGCGAGAGCGTCGGTGAGCTGCGCTTCGGAACGAATCTCCGGGTTCGCCCAACGGAGCGACGCGAATCGTGTCTCCTTCGCGAGTTCCGTGTTCCCTCGGGCGAGATGCCCAAGCCGAATCACTTCCTTCAGCGCGGGTGTCGCGAACGTCTGGAACTCGATCGACTTCTTCACCAAGCCGATCTCAGACGCCTTCAGTCCCTCCGCAGACACATTCGACATGCCCGCCTTCGTCACCAGGTACGTCGGTGGCGTGCGGGTCTGCGCAGCTATATGCCCGACCATGATGCCGATCGCGTCCGTGAACACGTCCAGACGGGCAGGGTCCCACTGATCGATCTTCGCGTCCTTGCCGTTGAACACGGCAAACCGCTTCTCGTTCAGTTCCTGCATCGTCACCGGCGCCGAACCGATCGGCTTACCGTTCACATCGAGCAGTTGACGTTTCGGCGGGTCCGTGCCCAGCAGCACGCGTGCCGGCATGGACGCGTAGTCGGCGGCAAGGAACAGGTACGCCCACAGCAGGTTGATCGCGTTCTGCTTCGGCATCACCACGTCAAGCTCAGACACCGGGTCACCACGCAACAGAGGCCGATTCGGGATCTCCACGACCGGCACCGCGCCGATCGGGTTGTTGAGTGGCCACGTGTCATCCCCGCGCTCCACCCACGGCTCCCACCCGCCATCAGACGTGCGCTGAGTGCGTGCCTGATCCGCCCACGAGTCGCGTTCGTTCTTCGAGTTCCCGTAGCGTCGACGCCACTTCCACACCGTCAGCGGCATGTACAGGATCGCGAACTCATGATCGCCATCGATCCACGTCTTCAACGCGGCGCGACGAATACGCGGGTTCGCGAAGTCGTACTCGATCTCCACATTCGACGGGTGCTCCCACGAGAACGACGGCTCCACGTCATCGCCCTGATCGACACCCCACACCGACACGTAGGAACGCTTCGCGACAAGCGACATGAGGATGCCCTGAGAAGCCTGAGCATCCATATCGTTCAGCAGCCAGTCGTCCCATGTGGAGAGTGAGATCGAATCCTTCGACTTCACATCGTCATTCCGGTAACGGATGCCGATCGGAGACAGGCGCTCGGCCTCCGCATTCGCGACAACGCCGCACCAGTTGTCGGAGAACTCCGAATACCGGGCGCCGTTGGCCTTCAGCCACTCATCGGTAGCGAACGTGAGGTTGTGCTGGCCGCCGTAGTAGCGTTCAGCCCGCTCGATCTCCGTACGACGCTCATTCAACCGTGGGTAGATCCGGTTCACCATTGCGAGCGCTTCGTGTGCGTCCGGGGATGCCGTGATGTCCATTGACACCCCTTTCAGTCAGAACCAGACGAGCGATTCCGTCTCTTCGTCTTCAGCCCCACCAGATGCGATGACATCCATGCGCGCCTCATGAGCGAGGACGCCAGACATGGTGATGTCGATCTTCTGAGGGTCCGATGCTTTACCGATCGAGTAACGCCGTATCTTGTTCACCGGGTCCACGGTCCCCGACCGGATGATCGCGTTGAGCAGATGCGCTTCCGCGTCCTTGTCCTGGTCGTGCGTGAAATCCGAATCCGGGTTGTACACGTCCGTGCGGAACCGTTCCAACGCCGCATGAATCTGCGTCGGACGGTTCGTCGCCCACTTCACGAACACACGCTCACCGTGCTCCCCAGCAAGCGCATTCGCCTCGGACTCCCAAAACATGGGGTCCCAGTAGACACGCACCAGCGAATACGTCTCCGCGATCTCAGACCATGCGGCCATCACCTCAGCACGCGGAATCCGGCCGCCCCAATCTTGCGGACGCCAATGCGCCTTCCGTTTCGCCGCCCCATATGTCGGGGTGAACTGGTAGCCATCCATCGTCTCGAGCCGGATCGCAGAATGGTCCTCATTCTCGGAACCATCGAACCCGCCACACACGCGAGTGCCCGGTGCGACCTCTTCGCGGAAGCCCTTCAGCGCCCACTTCTTCATGTCGAACCATGTGCCAGCGCCCGC